AGTACGCATAATGGCAGTTAGAAAAACAAAAGCTGGTTTAGCACTCAAAAGATGGTTCAAGGAAGACTGGAAAGATCAAAGAACTGGTAAACCTTGTGGTCGTCAAAAGGGTGAAAAAAGAGGTACTCCCTACTGTAGACCAACGAAACGTATTTCTAAAAAAACACCAAAGACAGCATCAGAGATGACAGCAACTGAAAAACGTAGTAGGATAGCACAGAAGAAAAGAATAGGACAACCAGCAGGTAAGCCTAGAAGAGTTAAAGCATTGAGAAGAAAGAAGAAATAAATGGCAACTTCAAGCTCAAGAGATTTTGATTTAGACGTAGGGGAACTTATTGAGGAGGCATACGAAAGGTGTGGCTTAGAGATGAGAACTGGGTACGATGCTAAAACTGCTAGAAGATCTTTGAATCTTATGTTTGCAGACTGGGCAAACAGAGGACTTAATTTATGGACAGTAAAACAAGCAACTGTATCTGTTAGTTCTGGAACCGCATCTTATACTCTTGTGGACAGCACAGTCGTAGATTTACTAGAAGTTGTATTACGAAATAGCAGTGGTACTGATTTTACTCTTACACAAATGAGCCGTAGTGAATATTTAAGAATACCAAATAAAACAAGCACTGGACAACCAAGTCAGTATTTCTTTGACAGACAAGTTACACCTACAATTACGTTGTGGTCTACTCCTGATGACTCTTACACTTTGGTCTTTTACTATGTAAGACGAATAGAAGATGCAGACGCTTTGGTTAATACAACTGACGCACCTTTTAGATTCTTACCTTGTATGGCAGCTGGACTTGCTTATTATATAGCTATAAAACGAGCACCAGATAGAATACAGATACTCAAAGCTATCTATGAAGAAGAGTTTCAAAGAGCCGCAGCAGAAGATGCGAGTAGCACACCACTAAAGTTGACACCTAATATTTCATACTTGAGGTACTAATGGCTAGGTACGCAAGTGGTAAAAGGGCATACGGATATTCAGATCGGTCTGGCTTTCGCTATCGTTTGCGTGACATGAGAAAAGAATGGAATGGACTAAAAGTAGGTCCAGACGAGTACGAGGCTAAACACCCACAGTTAGAGCCTAATTATCCAGGCCCAGACCCCACAGCATTGTATGAACCAAGACCAGACAAAAGAACAGAAGTATCTGTAGAAAATTTATTAGGATTGAATCCATTTTTATCTACAGCTAGTAGTGCATCTATCACAGTCATAGAACCATCACATGGTAGATCAACAAGTGACACTGTTAGATTCAGAGATGCGACTGGTTTTGATGGGTTTACAGCAACTGTTTTGAATAATTCTTCTGGTTATGCTATAACCAAAGTAGATGATAATACATATACGTTTACAGCAAGTAGTGGCACTGCTACAACTGGAGGAATAAGAGGTGGTGGAGGATCTGTCACTGCTGGACCTGTAACATTGGGGACATAAATGAGTTTTACAAAAGCAACATTAACAACAGCAATACAAGATTATACTGATAATTCAGAAACAACTTTTGTAAACAACATACCTAACTTTGTAAAAGCTGCCGAAGAAAAGATATTAAAAAGTGTAGACCTAGATTATTTTAGAAAGAATGTAACAAGTGCGTTAACATCATCAGACGAGTTTCTTACAGTGCCAACTGATTATCTTGCATCCTTTTCTTTACAGATAACCACATCTGGGTCTGAAAGTTTTTTGTTACAGAAAGACGTAAATTTTTTAAGAGAATACACACCAGCTTCAACAACAACTGGACTACCAAAATATTATGCTAGATTTGATGAAGATAACTTTATTCTAGCACCCACACCAAACAGTAATTATACAATACAATTAAATTATTTTTACAGACCAGCCAGTTTAACGGCAGGTTCTGACAGTGGTACAACATGGGTTAGCACTAATGCACCTTTTGCTTTACTTTACGGAACTCTCATAGAGGCTTATACTTTTATGAAAGGTGAGCCAGATGTGATACAAAACTATAATGGACTGTTTACACAATATCTAGAAAGAGTAAAAGATCTTGGAGAAGCAAGAGAAAACACAGATGGTTATAGAGTTGGTCTGCCATCGAGACCGAGAACATAGGAGTAGAAAATGGCAACAGCAAATGCAGCAACCACCTTCTTGGAAAATAGACTTTTAAGTTTTATTTTTAAAAACAACGCGGCATCGTTTAGTTCACCTGGAGATGGTATATATGTCGGGTTAGCAACAGCAGTATCTAATTTTAATGACTCAACTGGTGAATCTGGAGATCCATCAATAACAGAAGCTACGTTTACAAATTACGCAAGAGTGCAAGTTACTGCTTCAAACTGGACTTTGACGGCTGAGTCTGCCGATACACAAACAATTAAAAACGCCGCTAATATAGAGTTTGCCGCATCTGGTGGTACAAACAACACAATCACTCATGTGTTTGTAACAACCGCAGCTAGTGCTAGTTTAGATGTAGTTGGATCTGGTGGTAACGTATTATTTATAGGTGCGTTAGATGCAAGTAAAACAATAGCGAGTGGTGATATATTTAGAATAAACGCAAACAACTTAACAATAGAGTTGAAGTAATGGCTTTAGTATTAAACGACAGAGTAAAAGAAACTACAACCACAACTGGAACTGGCACACTTACATTAGCTGGTGCAGTTACTGGATTTGAAACTTTTGCTGCTGGTGTTGGAAACAGTAATACTACATACTATGCAGTTACATTACCTGGAACAGCAGAGTTTGAGGTCGGTTTAGGTACACTTAGCAGTGATTCAAGCACTATAGCTAGAACTACAATTATTAGTAGTTCAAATAGCGACAGTGCAGTCAATTTTAGTGCTGGTACAAAAACAATCTTTTGTACAATACCTGCATCAAAGTCAGTGTTTTTAGATGCAAGTGGTAACGCAACATTAGGTGCAGATCTATCTATAGGTGATGACCTTACTGTAAATGGTGGTGTAATTGAACTTAAAAACACTGGAGCACAATCAGAATTAAGAATGTATTGTGAAAGTTCTAATGCACACTATGCAGCATTAAAAGCACCAGCACACTCTGACTTTGCTGGTAATACTACGTTAACACTTCCTGCAACCACAGATGTTATAGTTGGTAGAGCAACTACTGATACACTCACAAATAAAACTTTGACTGCACCAACATTAACTGGCACAGCAGTTATGGCAGACTTAGATATATCTGGTGATGTAGATGTTGATGGCACATTAGAAGCAGACGCAATTACAGTAAACGGAACTGCACTTAATACAGTTATTGCAGGTGTAACAGTAACAAACGCAACTAACTCTGCTCATGTGTTAGTTACAGATAATGAAAGCACTGATGAAGAAAACTTAATTACATTTGTTGAAGATGCTACATCTAGCACTGGTAATGTTGGATTAGAAATGGATGGTAATTTAACTTATAATCCAAGCAGTGGCACAGTAACTGCCACAATATTCAAAGGTAACATAGATGCAGTAGATGGTGACTTTGATGGCACACTAGAGGCAGATGCTATAACATTAAATGGAACAGCAGTTACAACAACTGCTACATTATCAACTGGTATATCTAATGGTAATGTATTAGTTGCAACAAGTGGTGTAGCAGATAATGATTTTTTAAGAGTTGATGGTACAAGTATAGAAGGCAGAAGTGCCTCTGAAGTATTGTCTGATATAGGTGCAACAACTGCTTCGGCAGCAGCAGATGAGGCTACAGCTTTAGCAATAGCGTTAGGATAATGATATGGCAAATACATTCAAAGTGATTACAAGAGATGTTGCTCCAGCCTCTGCTGGAACGCCAGAAACTCTTTATACAGTTCAGTCTGGAAGCACAATAATTGTGCTAGGATTAACACTGGCTAATGTGCATACTGCACAAGTTACTGGTACAGTTCAACTTGTAAGTACAACTACACAAACATCTCAAACACAAAATACCACAGCACATATAGTGAAAGACATACCAGTGCCAGTTGGATCATCAGTAGAAATTATGGCTGGTAACAAGATAGTTTTAAATGTAGGAGATATAGTAAAGATAGATTGTTCTGTTGCAGATAAGCTATCAGTGACCATGAGTTATATGGAGATCACATAATGCCGTATTTAGGTAACACAGCAGGTAATAGATTTGTAGCTAGTAAAGCAGCCACACAGTTTTCAGGTGATGGTTCTACAACTGCATTTACACTAGACCACGCAGTAGGTTCTGATGAGGATATACTTGTATCGGTGGATGGTGTTATACAAGAGCCTTCTGTAGCATATGCAGTAAGTAATGGAACAACACTTACATTTACAGGCGCACCATCAAGTAACTCAGGTAATAACATTTTTGTGTACTACTTGTTTAGAACAGTGGGTACAGTAGACCATCCGTCTACAAGTGCTTTGAGTGCAACAAGTGGTACGTTTAGTACAACTCTAAATGTTACAGGTCTTGTTGGCATTGGTAACTCTGTGCCTTCATCATTTAATGGAGGAGCAAACAATCTTGTAGTGGGAACAGGTAGTGGTTCAGAAGGCATGTCTATATATGCAGATAGTTCTTCTAATAGTGCAATATTCTTTGCTGATGGCACATCAGGTGCAGCAACTTATACTGGTCAGATAAATTATCAACACGCTTCTGATGCTATGACTTTTCATACAAATGGTGGCACGGAGAACATGAGAATTGATTCCATCGGTGCTGTAACCAAACCAAATCAACCTGCTTTTCTAGCAAAACTTTCTGGTAATCAAACTAATATAACTGCCGATGGGTCTCATCAAACCGTACAGTTTGATACAGAAATATTTGACCAAAATGCAGATTTTAATACTAGTAATTATACTTTTACTGCACCAGTGACTGGAAGATATCATCTTTCTACAGTAATATACTCAGAAGCACTAGATACTGATGCAAATTTTTCATATATAACAATACTAACATCCAATAGAAATGCCTTTCTTATATTAACCCCTAAATTCTCAGCAGACCCAAGTTATTGGTTTTTTTCAGGTTCTCTGCTTATGGACATGGATGCAAGTGACACTGCTATTATTACATATGTTCAAGGAACAGGGGCTGCACAAACAGATATAAATGCAACTTCATATTTTTCAGGCTATTTAGTCTGTTAGCCAAGAGTGAAACAACTCAATCATAAAGGAGATAAAAATGGCAAATCACACAAAGACAATAACATTAACAGATTTACAACAAAAGATTCTGTCTAATGATTTATACAATGACGTATCAGACAACAAAGGTATAGACGAGTGGTTGGATGGTGCAATTAATGGCAAGTTAAACAACTGTTGGAAGCGTATGCAACAAGATTGGACTACAAAGTTAATGAATGATGAAAGTTTCACAGACCCTATACCAAGTAATCAAGCAGACTTTGTTGCACTTGTAACTGCAAGAAGTGACTATAAGACTCGCAAACAAAGAGATGATGCTAGTAAAATTAGCTAGGAGTAACAAATGGCATTAACAAAAGTAATAGGCAATGGAATAGGAACATTAGGTGATGGCACAGCTAATGATACTAAAATTGTATTTGATGGTAATGCCCAAGATTATCATATAGGTTTAGATGATAGCTCTGACAAATTAGTTATAGGTAAGGGTACAGCACTTGGTACTACAACTTCTATGACTTTTGATGCAAACGGAATAATCAATAAACCTTTGCAACCAGCCAGTAACGCAGTTGTGAGTTCTCATTTTACAATACCAATCAATACAAATCACGATGTGGTTTTTGGCACAGAGAATTATGATGTAAATGGTGACTACGACACATCAAATGGTCAGTTTACTGCACCTGTAGATGGTAAATATTTAGTAAGTACTAGTTTATATGTTTTTAATTATTTAGATACAGATGCGAGTTATTACTATTTAACTTTATTTACAAGTAATGAAACTGTTGATGTTCTTTTCTTCACAAGTTCTTTTTTAGATTCAGATTCAAGTGGTTTTAATATGCAATGTTCTGCCGTATTGGGTATGGATGCAGGTGATACAGCAAAAACAATAATATATCAAAGTGGTGGTGCGGCTCAAACACAAGTCGCTGGTGCTCATTCAAACTTTAATGTTACTTTATTATGTTAGGAGATAATTTATGCCCTATATAGGAGTCAGTCCACAATTTGGAGTTAGAAGAAAGCACACTTATACTGCTACTGCTGGGCAAACTAGTTTTAGTGGTGCAGGATCAGAAGGTGCAACATTAAGTTATACTGACTCCAACTTTGTTGACGTATATCAAAATGGTGTAAAGTTAGGTGATGCTGACTACACATCTACGAGTGGCACAGCTATTGTTTTAGCTCAAGGAGCTTCAGTTGATGATCTAGTAGAAATCATAGTTTTTGATGCTTTCAGTGCAGCAGACACTGTAAGTAAAGCAGATGGTGGACAGTTTGATGGCAATGTTACAATGGCAGGCACACTTGATGTAACAGGTAATGGCACAGTGGGTGGAACGTTAGGTGTTACAGGTGTTCTTACAGCTAATGCAGGTATAAAAGTAGATGATATAACTATTGATGGCACAGAAATAGATTTACCTAGTGGTGACCTTACACTTGACGTAGACGGAGATATTATACTTGATGCTGATGGACAACAAATATTTCTAAAAAATGGTGGCACTCATTTTGGTACATTATTGACTAATGCAACACCTCAACATTTTTATATTGATTCTGCAATTTCAGATGGTGATTTAATTTTTAGAGGTAATGATGGTGGTTCAAATATAACTGCCCTTACACTTGATATGTCAAATGCTGGAAAAGCAACATTTAATAGTGATGTGGTTGTTAATAATAAACTTCAAGGTGCTAGTGGTGAGTCATTAACAGTAGAGTCACAATCAGGTGGTGCTGTTATAATAAATACAGGTGGAGAAAATGAAAGAGTACGTATTACCAGTGCTGGAGATGTAGGAATAGGTCTAACTGCTCCTGCTGGTAAATTACAGGTAAATACAGCAAACATGGGAAGTTTAGATGCACTTGTTCTAAAAAACGAAACTAACAATGTTAATGGTTATTTTGTTAGGTTTAGAAGGTCTAGTAATGCTGAAATAGGTTCAATAGAACAAACTGGTGGTGGTGCTACTGTATCATACAACACAAGTTCTGATTATAGATTAAAAGAAAATGTAGATTATACTTTTGATGCAACAACTAGATTAAAGCAACTTAAACCTGCAAGATTTAATTTTATAGGAGATACTTCTACTGTTGAAGGATTTTTAGCACACGAAGTTTCAGATATTGTTCCTCATGCGATTAGTGGTAAAAAAGATGCTATGACCAAAGAAGTGCTTTATGTTGATGGTGATGAAATACCAGAAGGCAAAAAAGTTGGTTTC